CGGAAACATACCTGTACATGGATCCCCTCAAAAAGAACTGAACCACGATGCACCCGCACCGTGGTTTTTTGTTGCCCATTTTCAAGCACTGTGCAAAAAATGCACGGTGCTTTTTTCATGCCGTCTTAGCTCATTCGGGAAGAGCGCCGGTCTCCAAAACCGGAAGCGGGAGGTTCGATGCCTCCAGACGGTGCCACGCAGCGGGCGGTGCGTAACCCACCCAAGACCGAATACTGACAGAGAACAGTGTACAAAAACTGTGGTCACACAACCTGAAAGGAGTTTCCACCATGAAACGTGAAGATGTGAAGAACAAGATCCCCGGCATTACCGACGAGCAGCTGAACTGGCTCATGCAGGAGAACGGCGCTGACATCAACCGGGAGAAGTCTGCCGCCACCGCCCTGCAGACCCAGCTGAACAACGTGAATGCCCAGCTCAAGACCGCGCAGGACGGCCTTGCCGCCTTTGACGGCAAGAAGAAGCCGGAAGAGTACGAGGCCGAGCTGGCCAAGCTGCAGGCCGACCTGAAGGCACAGGCCGATGGCTTTGCCTTCGACAACGCCCATCCTCGGCAAGAAGGGCCGTAGCATCAAGGCCGTGCGTGCCCTGCTGGACGTGGACAGCCTGAAAGGTTCCGCCGACCGCACTGCCGACATCGCCAAGGCGCTGGACGAAGCTGCCAAGGCGAACCCCTGGGCCTTTGGCGAGGACACCCCGACGCCCGCACCCGCGCCCGGTTATCCTGTCCTGCCCGGCGGCGGTGAACCGCGGCACCTGCCCAGCGAGAAGGACGGTGTCACCGCCGCATTCATGGACCGCAACCCCGGTTTGAAAATCTGACAGCCGTGCAGCAGCACGGAGAAAGTGAGTAATTTTTATGGCACATGCAAATCAGGAACGTTGGGCCACTCTGGTGGACGCAAAGCTGCGCAACCAGCTGGTGACCCGTGATAACCTCATCTTCAACAGCCGCTACGAGGGCGACCCCACCTCCGGCAAGGTCAAGATCCCGGTCCGTGACACCGAGGTGGCCGTCAAGGAATACGACAAGGCCAACGGCATCGCTGCCGAGGCGGGCACCACCACCTATCTGGACCTGAACATCGACCACGACGAGGCCGTGAACGAGCTGATCGACGGCTACGACGCCGACAGCGTGCCGGATGACATCGTGGCCGACCGTCTGGACAGCGCCGGTTACTCTCTGGCCCTGTCCATCGACAAGAAGTCCATTGCCGCGCTGGAAGGCGCGACCGGTGCCACCATCAGCGCCACCAAGACCGCCGCCACCGAGAGCAACGCCTATAAGCTGGCGCTGGAGGCCAAGCGCGTGCTGGGCCGCAAGGGCGTGCCCGCCGAGGGCCGTTTCCTCATCGCATCCCCGGAGTATCTGGAGGTGCTGATGCTGGACGAGCACTATATCAAGCAGGGCGACCTGTCGCAGGAGCTGGTGCAGCAGGGTGTTGTGGGTCGCATTGCGGGCTTCAATGTGTTTGAATCCAACAACATGGATTACGAGAGCACCACCCGCGTGACCAGCAAAAAGACCACCACCGAGTTCATTGCCGGTCACCCCAACTGGTGCCACCGCGTGATGGAGTGGCAGGTAGCCATCCATCTGCAGGACCTGTCCGGCTCCGGCAAGTACATCGGCGCATCCGCTGTGCAGGGCCGCAAGGTGTACGGCCTGAAGGTCTCCAAGCCCCAGACCCTGTACATCAAGCGCACCGAAGTGTAACGGGGTGCCTCATGACCTATGCCGAAGTGTGTGATGTGGAAGCCGGGTTCCGTGCCCTCTCCAAGGACGAACAGGAGCGCTGCAGCGCCCTGCTGAGTGAGGCGGCCATCATCATTGACGCCTACAACCCGGACGCCGGAGAGGACGCAAAGCGGCTCGTTTCCTGCCGGATGGTGCGCCGCCAGCTGGGCGAAAGCGACAGCGAGGGCGGCGTCAGCTTTCCCATGGGGGCCACCCAGGGCACCGCCACCGCGCTGGGCTACAGCCAGAGCTGGACCATGAGCGGAGGCTCTTCGGGTGAGCTGTATCTTTCCAAGCTGGAAAAGAAGCTGCTGGGCGTTGGCAGCCGCGTGGGGGCCCGCAGCCCGCTGGAGGACTTATGTTGAAAGGCATCGACGTCACCCTGTACGAAAAGACCCAGACCGGCACCGACGAAGCCGATGCCCCGGTCTACGCCGAAACTCCGGTCACCGTGCACAACGTGCTGGTGGGCGAGCCTTCCGCCGAGGAGATCACCACCGAGCTGCAGCTGACCGGGCGGCGGCTGGCCTACACGCTGGCCATCCCCAAGGGCGACGCCCACGACTGGAACGACGTGCAGGTGGAGTTCTTTGGCCAGCGCTTCCGAACCTGCGGTGGCGTTGTGCAGGGCATCGAACGCATGATCCCGCTGTGCTGGAACAAGAAAGTGCAGGTGGTAAGGGATGAGTAAAGTGCGCTTTGAACTGGACCGTGCTGGGGTGCGCGCCCTCATGCGCTCCCCGGAGATGCAGGCCGTGCTGAAAGCGCGGGCCGACACCGTGAAAGACCGCTGTGGCGACGGGTACGAGGCCTATGTGGCCCAGACCCGCGCCGTGGCCGTGGTGGAGACCGCCACCCGGCAGGCCGTTGACGATAACTCGGCCAACAACACCCTGCTCAAAGCCACATCAGCCAGCCGGAAGGGCGCGACCGTGCACGAGCACAAACGCCACTTGAAGGACGGCAGGGTCATCACCGTAAGGAGCTACCAGAGGAAGAAATGATCGAAGAAACCATCCGCAGCTTTCTGGCCGCGCGGCTGGATGTGCCGGTGCGGCTGAGCGTGCCAACCCCGGCCCCCGCCCGCTTTGTGGTAGTGGAAAAGACCGGCTCCGGCTGCGAGGACGGCATCTATAGCGCCACCATCGCGGTGCAGTCCTACGGGCCCGCCGCCACCAGCCACGACGGCACCCTGGACGCGGCAAAGCTCAACGAGCTTGTCAAGGCCGCCATGCAGGACGCCGACAACCTGCCGCAGCTTGTGCGCTGCGACCTTTATTCCGACTACAATTTTCCCGACGCCACCCGCAAACGGCCCAGGTATCAGGCCGTTTTCGGCGTGGTGCATTACTGAGAACGAAAGGAGCCTTTTTTATGGCAGATGCAAAGAATGTGACCGCTGCAAAGCCCAAGGTGGGCGGTGCCGTCTGGCGTGCCCCGCTGGGCACCACTTTGCCTACCGACGCCAAGACCGCGCTGGACAAGGCATTCAAGAGCCTGGGCTATATCTCCAGCGACGGCCTGACCAACGCAAACTCCCCCTCCAGCGAGAACACCACCGCCTGGGGCGGCGACACCGTGTTGACCCAGCAGACCGAGAAGCCGGACACCTTCGCTTTCACCCTGCTGGAATCCCTGAACCCTGACGTGCTGAAGGCCGTGTACGGTGACGACAACGTCACCGGCGACCTGACCACCGGCATCACGGTCAAGGCCAACTCCAAAGAACAGAAGGACTGCTGCTGGGTGGTGGAGATGATCATGAAGGACGATGTGAACAAGCGCATCGTCATCCCGGACGCCGCCGTCACCTCGGTGGGCGACATCACCTATTCCAACGGCGCGGTGGGTTACAACACCACCCTGACCGCCGTGCCGGACACTTCCGGCAACACCCACTACGAGTACATCACCGCCAAGGGCGTGTAAGGAGGATCTGACATGATCACTGCAAAAACCAACGACGGCTTTGAAATTGAGCTGAGCGAGGACGCACTGGACGACGCCGAGCTGCTGGACGCCTTGGGCGGCATGCAGGACGGCAACGTCTTTGATATGAGCCACCTGACCCTGCGCCTGCTGGGCAAGGAGGGCCGCAAGAAGCTGTATGACCACCTGCGCACCCCGGACGGCCGTGTGCCGGTGGCTAAGGTGGCGGACGCTCTGGGCGAGCTGATGAACAGCTTCACGGCCGGAAAAAACTCTGCATCCTCGCCGAACTGATCGCATCGGACGAGGACGCCCTGATCTGCGATTTCGCGCAATATTACCATGTGCTGGACTGGCGCGCCCTGCCGCTGCGTCTGGCCGCTACCCTTGCTGCCGGCCTGCCGGAGGACAGCCGCAGCATGATGAAGGCCAGCGGCAAGACCGTGCCGCTGCACATCGAGCTGCAAGCCTACACCGCCGACCGCCTGACGCAGATCCTGTGGGGCCTGAGCAACGACACCCGGACGGTGCCCTCTGTGCTGGCAGACCTGCACGGCCTGTCCGCGGACAGCGATACCGACGTGCAGAGCTACGACAGCCCGGAAGAGTTTGAGGCCGCCCTTGCGGCCCTGAAAGGAGGTGGATGACCATGCCGGACGGCATTGAGCTGGCAAAAGCGTATGTGCAGATCGTGCCCTCGGCAGAGGGCATCCAGGGCAAGATCACCGAAGCCCTGGGCGGGGAGCCTGCGGCAGCCGGTGACGCCGCCGGACAGTCCCTCGGTGCCCAGCTGGTGGGCACCCTGAAAAAGGTGATCGCGGCTGCCGGCATCGGCAAGATCATCTCGGAATCCATCAACCTGGGCGGCGCGCTGCAGCAAAGCCTGGGCGGTGTGAAAACGCTGTTCAAGGACAGCACCGACACCGTTAAGGCCTACGCTGCCCAGGCCTACAAGACCGTGGGCCTGTCGGCCAACGACTACATGGAGCAGACCACCAGCTTTGCCGCCAGCCTGCTGTCCAGCGTGAGCCAGGACACCCAGGCGGCTGCCGATCTGGCCAACATGGCTATGGTGGACATGGCCGACAACTCCAACAAGATGGGCACCTCCATGCAGGACATCCAGAACGCCTATCAGGGGTTTGCCAAGCAGAATTACACCATGCTGGACAACCTCAAGCTGGGCTACGGCGGCACGCAGGCCGAGATGCAGCGCCTGCTGAAGGACGCCGAGAAGATCTCTGGCGTGCACTACGACCTGGGCAACCTAGCCGACATGTACAGCGCCATCCACGTCATCCAGAAGGAGATGGACATCACCGGCACCACGGCCAAGGAGGCATCCACCACCCTGACCGGCAGCTTTGCGGCCATGAAAGCTGCCGCCGAGAACGTGCTGGCCGACTGGTCCACCGGTGCCGATCTCACCGCCCCCCTGCAGGGGCTGGTGGAAACGGCCCAGACCTTCCTTGTGGGCAACCTGCTGCCCATGATCGGCAACGTGCTGGCGGGCATCCCGGAGCTGGTGTATACACTGGTGCCCGAGATTTTGCAATCCGGCACCCAGCTGGTCACCTCGCTGGCGGAGGGCTTCACCCAGGGCATCCCGGATTTTCTGTCCAATGCCCTGCCGCAGCTGCTGCAGTTCACCGAGGAATTGCGGGCCAACGCCGGTGTGTTCGTGGACGCCGGCCTGAACCTCATCACCCAGCTGCTGAACGGCCTGATCGCAGGCCTGCCGGACCTGATCGCCTATGTGCCCGACATCATCATCAACATCTGCGGGGTCATCAACGATAACATGCCCAAGATCCTGGCGCAGGGTGTGTCCATCATCGTGCAGCTGATCGCCGGTCTTGTACAGACCGTGCCCAGTCTGCTGGCCAACTGGAAAAAGATCCTGGAGGCGGTGCTGTCGGTCATCTCGGCCATCAACTGGCTGAACATCGGCAAGACCATCCTCACCGGTGTGGCCAATGGCGTGAAGAGCATGGGCTCCAGCCTGCTGAACGCCTTCAAGGGCGGCTTTTCCAGTGCGCTTGCCTGGATCAAGAGCCTGCCCTCGCAGGCGGTGCAGTGGGGCAAGAACCTTATCCAGAGCTTTATCAACGGCCTCACCGGCAAAGGCGGTGCGGTTGGTGCAGGAGCCATCGCAGCCACCGCCGGTGCCACCATTGCTAAAACCGCCAGCGGGAACGACTGGTCCTCCGTCTGGGCGGACGCCAACGCCGACGTGGCCGACAGCGCCCAGTCCATGGCGGAGGTGGTCGTCCCGGCCTATACCAAGTCCGGGGACGCCGCCACCAAGGCGGCCAAAAAGACCAAGGCCGCCGCACAGGCCGCCGAGACCCTGCTGTGGTCCCTGCAGGACGCAGGCCACACCGACACCACCAACACCCTGGGCAAGGTGACCATCCAGACCACCGACCTCACCGAGCACCTGCGCAAGGGCAGCGAGGAGTATGACCGGCTGACCCGCACCGTGACCGAATCCGGCAAGGAGATGGTGAACGGCGTGGTGAAAAACTACAAGACTGTCACCAAGTATGTCACCGACCACGGCAAGACCACGGCCCAGACCCAGAAGGTCTACGAGGAAATTGCCGCCACTGTGGCCAAGACCGTTACGTCTACAACGGATTCCGTGGTCAATGGCATTGCCACCAGCACCAAGACCATCACCGAGACCCTGACCGACAAAACCACGACCCAGAAACAGGTCATCACCGAGACCTACAACGACATCGTGGACGGGGCGCTGGTCACGGTGGAGCGGGTCAAGACCATTGCCGCCGACGGTGTCCCGCAGACCACCGAGGAGATCAAGAAAGCCTCTGCCAATAGCTTTGACGGCCTTGTCAAGGGCTGGCAGGACGAGGCCGACAAGGGCGTGGTGGGCACCTTCAGCACGCTGGTGAACGCGGTCAAGAAACAGGACTGGCAGAGCGTGGGCGAATGGGTGCTGTCCACCCTGTACAACGGCCTTGCCCCGCAGGCAAAGCAGCTCATTGACGACTTCGGCAAGAACCTGATCCAGCAGGTCAACGGCTTGCTGGGCAAGGGCGTCAGTGCCGTCTCCAACGGCCTGTGGGATATGGGCGGCGACCTCGCCAAGGGACTGACCAGCGGCTTTGCAGACGTGATCACGCAGGCGCAGGGCCTCGGCTCCACCCTCACCGGCATCTTTCAGGGGCTGAAAGGCCCGCTCACCGCGGCTGCCACTGCCATCAGTACCGGCCTGAAGGGCGGACTGATCTCCAGCTTCCCGGAAATTCTGGCCTCCATGGGCACCCTGATCGGTTCCATCGGCAGTGCCTTTGTGGGCATGCTGGAAGCCGTCGCGGCGGCACTGTTTCCCACCGGATTCGGTGCCCCGCAGGCCCTGCTCATGATCGCGGCCGGTGTGGCCCTGACCGCCGCCATTGCGGCCATCGTGGCCAGCGTCGGCGGCGCGTTCAAGCGCAAGACCACCCCCGGCATCTCCGGTAGCACTTCCGGCAGTACGACCTCCACGGCCTCCGGTTCTTTGTGGGACTACGAGAAGCGTGCCCCGCTGCCGCAGCGCCCCCAGCGCCCCAACATCGAGGTCAACCAGTACATTTATTCCAAGGCGCAGACGGCTGCCGACCTGATGCGCGAGGCACAGTACGAGCAGGAAAGGGCGGTGCTGCAGGGTGTTTGACGCGATCTTCAAGGCCAGCAACGGCCTGACCTTTTCCTTTGGCTACAAGGCGGGCGTGTTGTGGAGCATCACCCCGCTGGGTGACCTGCCCGTGGATCTGGAGACCAGCCAGGGTTACCAGCAAGTGGGTGCCACCGTGGAGAGCCGGAGCATTTCCGGCGTGACCCGCACGGTCACCGGGCGCATCCTGCGCAATCAGGACTACTGCAAGCGCCAGCTGCGGGATGTGTTCGCGCCCTACGTCACCGGCCGGCTGACCATTGCCGGGGCTTATTGGTGCGACGCTGAGGTGCAGCGCACCCCGGACATCAGCGTGTCCGGCCTGTGGCCCACCTTCTCGTTTCAGCTCTACTGCCCGGACCCCTACTGGCACAGCGTGAAGGAGCTCACCGTCTCGACCTTGAGCGTAACACCCACCTTCCGCCTGCCGGTGTGTTACGATGTGCACAGCTACGGCGTGCGGGAGCAGGCCAACTATTTGCGCATCGCCAACACCGGGCTGGCCACCCAGGACTGGCAGCTGACATTGGAAGCCCGCGGCCCGGTGGTCAACCCCGGCGTCAAGGACCCGGAGACCGGCGAATTCCTGCGCTTTGTCACCACCCTGCAGGACGGCGACAAGCTCCGGCTGTACCGCGAGAGCGGCCAGCTGAAACTGGAACAGATCATCGACGGCACCGGCTACAACATCATGTCCACGCTGGACGGGAGCAGCACCCTGTGGACTTTGCGCCACGGGACGCAGGCATGGCAGCGCACAGCGGATTCCGGCACGGAATGGCTGTTCCTGACCCTGACCTGCAGCACAGCGTTTTCCACCGTGGTTCTGGAGGTGGGCGGCAATGGCTGAGCGGACAAGTGCCCTGACGGCAGGCGGCCACAAGAGCATCTGCGTCTACGACGGCCAGCTGAACCTGCTGGGCCGGCTGGCAAGCTGGGTGTCGCTGGTCTGGCCGGAGCGCTACAACGTGTACAGCGGGGTGCAGGGTGCGCAGCTGGAACTGCACGCCTCCACCGACCTGCAGGCCCTGTGCCGCCCGGACCGGTACCTCTGGCTCACCGGCTCCGACCGCATCATGCGCATCTGCTCGGCCCAGACCAACCAGTCCGAACACAAGCTCGTGATCTCGGCCAGGGACGCCGCCTGCATCCTGGATGAGCGGATCAGCACCCGGACCCTGAGCGGCTTTGCGGTGGAAAGCACCCTGCGCAGCCTTGTGTCCGGTGCGGCTGCATGGCCGGGGCTGGAGCTGGGCGTGCTTGCAGATCTTGCCGACGCCTACACCGGCGAGGTAAAGCCCGGTAGCCTGCTCAGCATCGCCGAACAGGTGTGTCAGGAACTGGACATCGGGTTTCGGGTGCGGTTCGACCAGCAGGCCAAAAAGCTGCTGTTTGAGCTGTACCGCCCGAAACTGGATCCCAACGCCCGGTACGCCCCGCAGTACGGCAACCTGACCGGCCTGACCTACACCGAGAGCATCACCGACTACAAGAACATCGTGACCGTGGCGGGCGCGGACGGCACCGTTACCGTGGGTGCCACCGGCAACACCGGCTCTGCCCGGCGGGAACTGTATCTGGACGCTGCCTCCAAAAAGAAGGAGGACAACCAGAGCCAGGAGGATTATCTCGCGTCCCTGCGGGCCTTGGGTGAGCAGGAACTTGCCAAGCACACCCGCATTGAGAACTTCCGCTTTACCCCGACCGGAACGGTCACGGTAGGCAAGGTGGTGGCCGCCAGCCTGCCCGGCACCGATATTCAGGCGGCGGCCCGCATTACCAGCGTGACCCTGAGTTCCCAGAAGGGCGAAAACACGGTCACTACCGAGATCGGCACACCGATCCTCAGGAGGAAACCATGAGCATCATCACTTACCCGCTGAACGGCGTCACCTACGACGCGGAGGACGTGAGCACTTACCTGTGCACCCGCACCTCCGGCGTCTACGCCAAAGACACAAATTACGCGGTCAGCGTCACCGGCCCGCGGCAGATCACCGTAGCCCCCGGCCTTGCGTGGATCAACTACGACGACTTCAAGGGCGTCTCGGCCTGCAGCCGGGAGGCGGTCAACCTGACCGTCCCGGACGCCGACGGCACCCTGCCCCGCATCGACCGGGTGGTGCTGCAGTTCGACACCGCAGCCAACCTGACCGCCGTCAAGCTCAAACCCGGCACCCCTGCCGCCGCTCCGGAGCCGCCCGCCATCCTGCAGAACCACAACCAGTACGAGCTGGGCCTGTGCACGGTGAGCGTGCCCGCAGGCTCCTCGGTGGTCACCGCCGCCGACATCACCGACACCCGCGCGGACGAGGACGTGTGCGGCGTCATGCGGGACGGGGTCAAGGGCATCCCCACGGCCCAGCTGCAGGCGCAGGCGCTGGCCATGCTGACCCAGCTGTCCACCGAACTGCACACCAAACTCGACGCGCTGGACGCCGCTATCGCGGCGGTGGAGAGCGGGAGCTTTTACACCAAGAGCGAGGCGGACCAAAAGTTCGGCAAGCCGTACAGCCTGCCGCCCGCTACGGCAGACCAGCTGGGCGGCGTGAAGGTGGGCGACTATCTGGACGTGGACGAGGACGGCACCCTCAGCGGCAAGACCCTCAATGATAAGATCGCTGCCGCCGTGGCGGTCAAGTCGGAGGCGCGACTGGTGTGGAACACCCATGTGACGTCTCCTAACAAATTCACAACTTGGGATGTTCAGATTCCAGGCAATGTTGATAAGATATGCATTACCAAAGGCAGGAGTAGCAGCAGCGGTAATAACACTGAAAAAAGCATTGCACGCGGTGGCA